ATGAAAATGTATACGCTACATTGCAAAGTTATGGAGCAGTTGGGCAAGCAGTTATTGACCAGCAAGCCAAAGGATTCCAAGGCTTACAAACTCAAAAGGCTCAATCACTTGGAAGACGGTTGTTTAATGAAGATGGCACTATTAATCAAGAAATTCAAAGACAACTTCAATCAAGTCCTGAAGGTATTAAAGTTCTAAAAGAATTTACCCCTGAACGAGTAACAATGAAAGAAGGCGAAATAATGTATTCTGTTCCAACAACAGTTGGAGGAAAATTTACGCCAATTCTTTCTGGTGATAAGAAGCCTGAACCATTTACGGGTGAAATGGCTAATGCTGCAAACCTACTTTTTCAAACAACAGACCCTGCAAAAATATTTACTAAAAATGGTCAGTCTGGACTTGATGCAGTAGCTAGAAAAGCAGAAGAAATTTCAATAGCAAAAAGACCTGTTACAAGTGTCACTATATCAAATAATCAACAAAAAGGGTTTGGAGATGAGTTGACTACTATAACAACTGGAAATATTAGAGCAGGAAGAGCAGCAGTTCCTGCCATTAGTTCCATAAAAAATATGCAAGTACTTTTAGATGAAGGTGTAAAAACTGGATTTGGTCAATCTACTGTATTGCAACTTGGGAAAGCTGGACAATTTTTTAATCCTGATTTCAACATAAGAGGATTAGCTGGAACAGAAGCATTTGATGCTTTCTCAACTAATGTGATATTACCGCAAGCTAAACAATTGGGTACTAACCCAACAGATAAAGATTTGGCATTTGTTGAACGTGGCGCACCTACCTTATCTAAAACAGTTGCTGGCAACAAATTAATTCTTTCTGCACTTGAATTAAAACTTGAGCGAGAAAAAGATTTGTCCAGATTTACAAATGATTGGATAGCTAAAAACAATAAATTGACTGTCAATGATCCAGTGAATGCATACACAAAATGGAATACTGATGTTGATACTTATATGCAAAGTAGCCCGTTATATGCGCCATCCTCTGAAAAATTAAGAGAACAATTCAATGCACTTTCAAATACGGCAAGATCAGGAAACCCAGAAGCAAAGAAAGCTGTTCGTGATAGTGGATTAGTTAACCCATAAAGGAAAAGAAAATGGCTTCTCTTAAAGAACAAATTTTAGACTTGCGTGACGAATTGTTGATTGCCAAAGATGAGGGGAAGTTAACTCCTGATGGTCAAAAAATGCTAGACCAACTTGAAACAAAAAGTTGGTCAACGCAAGGCTTTGGTCAATTTATGCAAGGATTGACAGCTAATTTTTCTGACAGTGTAATTGGATCAATTAAATCATATTTAAGCCCTGCTCCAGCCGCAATTGCAAAACAGGTTGGTATGGCTACGCCAGATCAACCACCACCATCACCATCAGATGTTGGTGTTGCAATGGAAAGAATTGGTTTAGAAGAATACAGCAAAGAGTCCCCTGTTAAATCAGTTGCGGCTAATATTGTTGGCGCAGCGACTCCATCATTACTTCTTAAGAAACCAGTAGGTCAAACATTACCTACTCAAATTGGCTTAACTTCCGCTTCTGGCTTTACTTCTGGAATAGGAGAATCTGAAGCAGAGTTATTTAGCCCTGAATCAATGAAGTCAGGCGGCACAGGTACTGTATTGTCATTGGGTATGTTGCCCATAGCAAAAGGTATCAAAATGGGGTCTGGTGCTGTTTATCGTGGAATCGTAAAATCTATATTTGACAACCCTCAGAAACTTGGAACTGATGAGGCGAGATCACTTATAAAGCAAGCATTAGTTGCAGATGTTGGTGGTATTGATGAAGCTATTAAGTACGTTTTAGACCGTCAAGGTAAGACCAAACCTTATGCTTTAGCTGATATAGGCGCAAATACTAGGGCATATTTAGATGCGGCTAATACCATACCAAGCGTTGGGAAAACAATTGCTAAAAATTTCATAGAAGAAAGAGATAAGGGAATATTATCAAGGTTGACAACAGACTTACAAGTTGCTTTTGGCTCAAAAGCCGCATTCTTTGATGAGTTCAATGCCCTTAAACAAGCACGATCTCAACTTGGTGGCGCACTTTATGATAGAGCATTAAAAAAAGATATTCCCGTTACTTCTGAGTTAGTTTCTTTAATGGATAGACCTAGTGTCAAAAATGCTTTTGTAAGAGCGCAAGAACTAGCCGAAGAACAAGGGGTTAAATTACCTGATGTAAAAGTAGTAAATGGAAAACTTGTTACATCAGATGGCAACTCAGTTACAAATATAAACACAACTTTTTTGCATTATGTAAAAATGGCTTTGGATGATGGTATTAATGTTGGTAAAAATACATCTAGTGGAATTGGCTCAACTCAACTTAATGCATTTAAAGATACTAGATCAAAGTTTCTTGCTTTGTTAGATTCTTCAAATACTACATATAAAAATGCAAGGCGTGTATGGAGTGGTGATTCAGCAGTAATGGATGCTATGGAAGATGGTCGGACAGTCTTCAACAAAACCCCTAAAGATGTTGACATATTGCTAAATGATATGAAGACAATGACTAAATCAGAACTTGAGGGATTGCGTCTTGGGACTATGCAAAATCTTTTAGACAGAATCGGTGGAGCGCAAGTTGCTGATACGGTTGTAGGTGCAACTGGAAATCCAGCGTTGAAGATCATCAATAACCCAAAGAATTTGAGAATTATTCGTGAGACTTTTCCTAAAGATGAAGCTGGAGACAAATCTTTTGGTCTATTCATTAAAAACTTGAAAACTGAAGTGGAGATGAAAAGCACTTCAAAGCAAGTTTTACAGGGGTCACAAACTGCCGAAAGAACTCAAGCAATTCAAGATGTTCGTGCTGGTGGTCAGGCTATGCGAGAAATGCCTGTTATGAGTGTTCAAGGAATTTTGACTAGAGCATTGCAAAGAGATTATGCAAATCTTGGAGATGAACAAACTCGTGCTGTAGCCGCTGAAATGACCCGTATTTTGACAACAACTGAGCCAAAGAAATTACAAAAAATCGCAAAAGAATTGGCTGGTCGAAGTGTTTATGACGTAATTAGCAAGGATATTCCAGAACTTCTTCCGGCATTAGGTCGTTCTCTTTTAGGCTCATATTCTGTGGGTGTTGGCGGTGGAAGTTTAGCCCCATCAGTAGGTACAGCCACAGGTTTGTTTTCAACCCAGTAGGAGACTGAAATTGATCCAATCACGTTATGCCTCATGGCGGCTGGTCTGGTCTCAAAAATTCAACAATCTGTTGATTTGTATAAATCAGTGCGGGAGCAGTTTGTCCAAATCAAGCAAACTGGTGAGCAAGTCGTTGAGGTATATAAGGAAGTTACTGGATTTTGGAGTAAATTCAGTAAACTCTTTGGTGCTAAACCAAAGCCTCAAGTTGCAAAGCCTGTGGCTAAGGCTAAGAAATCAGGTTATATCGATGTTAATGAGACTCAAGTCAAAATAGATATCGTAAATTCCCTCACAGAATTCTTTAAGATTCAGGAGCAGTTAGCGGCACATATTAGAGAGGAAGAAGAAAAAAGTCTGACAATCTACGATCCTGACCAGAACCACATGGAAGCGGCCTTGAAGAGAGTGATGGCAGCTCAAGAAATGGAAAGATTGGTTGTTCAAATTCGTGAATGCCTCGTATATTCTGCCCCTCCGGAGATGGGTGCTTTGTACAGTTCAGTTAACAGCATGAGAGAGAAAATTGAAGAGGAGCAAACCCAAGCAAGGTTAAAGCAAGAAGCAGTAAAACGGCGGGAATTATGGCAACGCAAACAGGAAGAAAGAAACTTCCAGCTAAAACTAGCGTACCTAGCAGCGACTACTATATTCCTCCTCTACCTGTGGGCGTGGTTACTGTTCGTAAGTCAGTGGAGGAGGACATAATGGCTTGGATAGCGTGTTGCGTATTGATTGCCTTGTTGTTGCCACTGATGGGGTTTCTTTATCTTGACATCTTAGAAGCCAAGAATGAGGTCAAGTCTGAGGTAGAGAAGGTAGAGAAAATGCGGCAGAAGATTGAGCAAAAAGAAAGGGAGAAAAGCAAATGAGTAAGCAACTTGAAAAAGGTTCAGAGTACGACAAGTTTGACACTGACCACGATGGTGTGGTTACTGATGCGGAGTTGGCACGGTCTGAGCGCATGATTACCATTGAAAACATGGACAAGATGGCTGACCAGCAACGAGTAATGGCATGGGCTGCTTTAGTGTTCCCTCCCATCATCATTGCTTACATGGCATCCGAACTTGTGTCGCTGGAAAAAGTCAATGCTTTGAACGGTCTGGCAACTACTTATTGCGCTGCAATGGGAACGATTGTTGTGGCGTTTATGGCGGCTCAGGCGTACATAAGGGGCAAGGCTGAAGGATGAGTATATTTAATCCTTGGGTGATCCTTGGCTTTGTCTTGGCGATGCTGTCTGCGGCTGCTGGCGGGTACTCCAAGGGTAAGCATGATGAGTTTGCTAAACAGCAAGTTGAGATAGCTGCTTTGAATGCCCAAGCACGGGAAACTGAGCAGAACATGGCAAAGGTTGCCAACACTTATGCAGATACTTTAAGGAAGTCCCAAAATGTTGCAAAGGTTAAAGAAACTAAGCTACGGGCTGATATTGCCACTGGCAATTTGCGCCTGTCAATCCCAACCCAAAGTAGCACCGTATGCCCCTCCACAACTGCCGCCTCTGCCTCTGGAAGTGACAGCGGAGAAGCACGAACCGAACTTAGTGGATCGGTTAGTGAAACTCTTATCTCCATCGCCTCAGAAGGAGATGCCGCCATCCGAAAACTTAACACCTGTATCGAATCCTACGAAACCTTAAGGAACATGAAATGAACCTCTCAGCCAACTTCACTTTGAAAGAATTGACCAAGTCCGACACTGCCACTCGTTTGGGTTTAGACAACACGCCTGATGAACAAGCACTTGAGAACTTGAAAACTCTTTGCGAAAAGGTGCTTCAGCCTGTGCGTGAACACTTTGGAAAGTCTGTGACCGTGAACTCTGGATTTCGTAGTCCTGAGTCAAATGCTGCTGTGAATGGATCGAAGTCCTCAGACCATTGCAAGGGCATGGCGGCAGATATTGAGATTGCTGGCATTGCCAATGCTGACCTTGCACAGTGGATCATGGACAACTTGGACTACACACAGTTGATCTTAGAGTTCTACACGCAAGGCGTACCTGATTCTGGTTGGGTTCATGTTAGCTACGACCCCAACAACCTGAAGAATCAAGAACTCACAGCCGTCAAGGTTGCGGGTAAGACTCAGTATTTGAATGGACTACAGGCTTAATCTGAGTCTTGCAAAAGTGCTTGTGGATGAGGTGTTCATGCAAGATCACCTCTCCACACTTTTGGCATAACCAAGCAACTCCCTCATCCACTTGATGCTGGCGGTCACCTCTTAGACCCCGTTGCTTACCGTAAAAAGTACGGATTTTTACGATCAAGAATTCTTCTCCTTTAATTTGGCTTGCGCCCACGCAACGCCTTGGTCAAAGGTATCGGGCATATCTTCAATTTCTTTCCAATCTTCATCAGTCAGCCCAACCCATGTGCGCTGTGATTGCTCTGCATCTTTCATCGCTTCTTTAAAGTCAGCCACAAAATCCATTGCTTGCAAGCCATACTCCTTAAGAATATTCTCAACAGCAGGAAACCAATCTGGTGGCTCTGTGCGCTGTGCTAAGGCTTTAGCGGCTACCAGTTTGGCAAAGGCTTCAAATTCTTCTATAAAACCGCCTTGAAATCCAAAGCTGTCAATTCTTATGCCAGCAAATCTTGCCATCTCAATGATTTCATCTTGTGTCATTTCTTCATTCCCCTTACAAAAACTGCAAAACTATCTGTTGTATCTGGCGGGAATGCCGCCTTGAACCTCGTCTGAATCTCTGTTGCCACTTCCTCAATCACCATATTGCGATACGGGTTTAGCTCAACATCAACTAGTTTCAGTTCCTCAATTTGTCGTTTTCGATTCAATGATTCGGACATTGTTTCCCCCAAGTTCTTGAATTCTTTTGCTAAGACGCATGATGCGTTGCTTGTTGTAGTCCACAATGGCTTGCGAATAC